GCGGTGCGGCCTTTATCCGGGATGTAGATGTGATACGACGATCTTTAGATAGATATGCCCCTAGTTTTGATCCGAGTCGGGGTACAGAACAGGAACGCATTCGCGAATGGGCGGTGGCCAACGCCCTAGTGGACAAATATCCTGAAGCTTTCGACGACATGGAGCTATCAACCTTTGGCCAGGTTCGTGCATACATCAAAGAGAACGTCAGTCCTGGATCAGGGCTCCTTAATCACTGGAAAACCCGTGAAGACGCATTCAATGCAGGATGGGATGAAGCCATAATCCAGCTGGCCGAAAAGAAACTCCTCGCGGGTGAGTACCCGACGATGCTACACCACGCTTTCGTCAAGTCACAAGTCGTCGATATAGGTAAAGTTGTAGACAATGGCAAGAACGTTCGCACAGTAGTTGCGGAAGATCTACTTACCTATTTCATGAACATGGTGATTGAATTAGAGCGAAATAAGCGACATGTCCCGGCTGCAGGGATGGGCATTGGAATGGTACTCAACCAGAACATGGCGAAGTTGTTTGAAGAACTCCGCGTCCACACCGTAGCTAAAGGGGGCGTCCTCTCTTATGCTGACGCCAAGGAGTTTGACAGCAAAACGCCGCCTGCGATGTGGAGGATGCTAGGGCACTTAGCTGAACGTGGCTTACGTCACCACCGGAGTGGGAACGGCCTGGCCATCTCTTCGGTCCTTCGTGCAAAATACGATGGTTTGCAAGACTCAATGATTATATCTGCGACACAGCCAGATGAAGGTGAACAATTGACCATTTGCATCCGAGACGACGAGACACGTCGCGCACTGGTCCTGAAATATCCTTCTCGCTTCATCGAGTACGCGGACATCGTGCAAAGCGACCCCACAGGGATTGCCACGCTTGGCGCGTGGCTGGAGAAAGGAGGGAGGAGGTCCAATGCTCCGCAATTTGAGTTCCACGACTTGTATAAAGGGAAGATCGTCTTGACAAGTGAGCCTCTCGAGAACTACGTAACGCAGGCGCCGGTAAAAACCGACGGACTACCTCGAGACCGCAACCTTCTCTACGCACCCTTCTACGCTGAGCTCATAAAAGGCGCTGAGGACAAAACGATCAAACCCGCTACGCTCACTACTTTGATGAGAAGAGACGTCGAGAAGTTTGCCTTGGATCTACACGCCCACATTGATCTATGCAAAAACATTCACCACAAAAACCAGGGTGGAGGTACAGGCGAATCTGCCACTAGCTGGGACAATAGCTGGGGTTTCAGGGCCTGTTATCTCATGGGTTGGTGGAAATACCATGACTATCAAATCTCAATCGAAGAAGTGATCGAACGCCACCTTGTGAAAAACACGGGCGATGACGATATCGGTTCCAATGAAATAAAGCGGAAAGATCTTGATCTTTTCAAACTTAAGCAGTGCATGTTAGACGCAGGGCTTAATCTCGAGATCTTCGCGGTCGACGACATTGAACAAATGGAATACCTCGGCAAAATTTACTGCCGCACCGGGCAGTACCGAGAGGGAGTCACTCAACGTTCACACGAGGCTGTAGAGAAAGATGCAGAGACCCTTGCAGCATGGGCACAGGCAAAGTTTGATTTCGAGAAACAAGCACTTCGCGCTCGAAAGCAGGATGAGAGTACTGCTTGCATCCCAGCCATTCCTCAATGGTTGGTCGTACAAAGGCAAGGTGACCTCCTCATGCGACGCATGGAATTCCGATACTATCAAGCTGAAAAAGGTGGAGCGGTTAAGATCAGCAATCCCCTATACAAGGGGAAACATACCACGGACGAACGTGGCCGAACCCAATTCATCGAACTTCGGGGCAAACAATACCTCCATGTCGCAGTTCAACGGAGTGTTGGCCACGGGATGTTGACGGCTTTCCAGCCACAACTATGGAAGTTGTTTGCACACGAATACATTGAGGATCTAGTGTCATTGTCAAATCACTACAACGTTAACCGTGACGCCCTTTCAGTGAAAATGGCTAAAGACCAATACGGCCTCCCATACGTGCAAATACTGTTCACTGATCCCCGCCAAGAGATTATCGGAAGTAAGCAATGGCAGTTCAAGCATTACGTTCGGGGAAACAAGTACCCCGAGTATATGAAAGTTATCAACACTCATATGAAGCCCGAGGCCCACAAGCCGGACGAACACGAACGCTTCATGGCCAAACTCCGCAAGTCTCAGCATCCGTTAGACGACTGGATGAGAGTGGTGTTAGACATCGGACAAGACGTGGTCGGTGATATCCCACGTGAGATTTACAAGATGCAACCGAACCTGCTTGCGCTATATCCCGACGAGACATTTTACACGAGGAACGACTGGGTTGGTAAATTCATCATGCGCGTTCACTGTGACAGCCTTACCAGTCTCCCGCAATACCAGTCACTCGTAAACCAGTCTCCTTATGCAGGGTGTACTGACGCGGCAGCCGCATGGCAGTCTTTCAATGAACCAGAATTCAAAGCCAAACTCATGGCACGACCGATCCACGCTTATGCAAATATGGTTATCCTCACGACCCTCATTTACGGGTGTCTTTATCCGTTTGAGCAATTCATCGTTAAGGTACCATATATCGGCACGGCCTATCGGCTCTTGATGTTCATGATGATTGATTTGCCAAAGCTCTATTCGGTTCTGAATCTCACATATTGGCTCGTTAAAGCTGAGAGTAGCAAGGAGATCTCGGCCTTGATGCCTCGAGACCCCTACCTCCAGTCAAAACGCTTTTCGAGCTTCATTGCTGACTACATTCCACTCTGGGTGGGTGAGATCCTACCGTTCTATCACATGCTTCTGTTCCTTCCCGAAGTTGTAGAATTGTGTTCAAAAATAGTACGACGGAGCAAGCAAGTGAAAGCAGGTAAACACAGCGAATTTGTTAACCCTTGGGACGCTAAAGTGCGTATGACCGGCGGTTCTTTTGAGCTGGCCGTAACCCAACGTATAACACCAGACGCCGAGGACCCGTCACACCGTGACCTAAGCAGTATCGCGCCTTTAAGGCCAGCAATCATAACTGCAGGTACCGGTACAGGAAAATCTGTCCTCCTTCCATACTCGCTTCTCACTCATGCCAAGTCGTGCTGGAACAGACCGACGGGGCGCGTCTGGATGCTTTTCCCTCGCCGCATCTTACGCGACCAATGGGGACCACCTGGTCCTCTTAGGGGTGATACCAAATACCCCTACCAGATCGTCAAGAAAGGCGAACCAATCAGGGACCAAAGCCGAATTCTCTGTATGACATACGGACACGCCGCCATTCAGGTCGACAATCAGGCACATACGGAAGACGACATTTTCCTAATGGACGAATTTCACGAACTCAGCGGCGAAATGATGCAAGTAATCGAACGGCTCTACAACACAAATTGTCGAATGCTCTTCCTCTCTGCGACACCAGTTGCACTCCCTGGAATACAAACTACGGTGTGGGACGCGGGGTTCCCCCCCCGTTTCGAGAAAACCATCTACATCAACGATGACACACCCATAAATAGTTTCTTCTGGGCAAGAGATCAATTCCCCGAGCATGCAAAAAGTGCTATTATTAGAGTTTCGACATACTCCGAAGTCGCCAAAGTTCAAGAAGCGTTATCATACAGGAACATAGACTCCTACGAGGTGTCCGCCACAACCTCACACAAACCTATACCCGAAGATGAACGTGTGCTCGTCACCACCCAAGTTATCGATGCAGGGCTCAACCTGCCGGGCCGTAGGCTCCTTATCGATAGTGGTAAGATGTTAGCAAACGACGAGGGTCAAATGGTCATGAGGGCTACGGACCCTAATACGTGCAAACAAGTCGAGGGCCGCGTGGGCCGATTCCAAGCTGGAGATATCGTAGTGAGACCCTCAATGGCAGGCACAGGTAAGGTGGGGATAACATATTCCTCACCCTCTCAATTCAATTCCGGACTTTACAGCAGGCTCACGGGGGTACCCCAGCTAACTGATGCTAAAGTGCGATCTGGTTTTGAGCTGTTCAAGGAACTACCATGGTTACAAACCAAGAAGGGGTGCCGCCCCCAGGTGAGGGTCCTCCTCTATCTCTTCATGATGGGAGTCGAACCAAGAGAGATCAAGGCTATGTGGAATAGTTGTTTCAAGACACCCGGCGCACGACCACTCCCCGAACACCTTGAATTAGTTGAGAACTACCTTCTTCGAAACCACGTCACATACATGCCGTACGAAGTCATACAACAAGAGTTGCTCAATGGTGCGGCGCTAATAACGATAACCCGTCTAGCGACTACCCAAGGTACTACACTTCTCGCTCCTTTCTCTGAAACGGATGCGCTTCAAGAAGTCAATAGGCCATGCACTTTTTACTTGACAGAATATTCTAAACCTATGG